CCCATGCCCAGAGCAATAAAAAAAGACATCAGACTTCTGTCTGATGCCTTTTTCCGTAAAATACAGGGGTGAGAAAAAACGTACATCCTGATTGTATCATATCTGTTTTTTCCTGTCCCCCACCCCAACAAATTACCAGCAAGTTACCAACAAGTTACACCTTGTCCTTCACTGTTATACAGATCACATGCTTTTCCGGGTCTGCCTGATACTTGATTTCCTTTCCTTCCAGCATCTTTACCATGCCTTCTGTTTCCAGTTCCAGTCCTCCCATCTTTACCACTGCACATTCCAGGATCGTCCGCAGCAGGTCCGCTTCCGCCTTCATGGCTTCCCGCTCACGCCCTCTGATCATTTCCAACTTTCCATATGATTCTTTCAGATATGCGCCGGATCTCTGCAGCCCTCTCACCCGTGCTTCCAGCCGCTTCACTTTCTGTTCTGCTTTTTTCAGTTTTTCCGCAGTTGTCATTCTTCTTCTCCTCCGTAAATGTCGTTTAAATAGTCCGCATAAGGGCAGTTCATGTCTGGGAAATTCGCACAATGCGCCCGCATATACTTTGATTTTTCCACACTTGTGGTGAAAACCTGTGCATAATATCCGCTGCCGATGTTCGATTCACAAAATATGGTCGTTTGATTCTCCCGCACAAAATACGGGCATTTCACATTGATACTGCCGTTTGGCATCTCTCACCACCTCACTCCAGCATCCTGATTTTTGTTTCAATTCCCATCTTTTTGTTTTCTTCCATCATATCCTCCCAGTAGACCAGCTGATCCATCAAACACTCTACTTTCTCGTTAAACCTGTTCACATATCTTGCCGCTCTCTCTTTCCCGAAACCAAATTCATCATGGAGGGTATGTACTGCAAGGCATGTTACCGTATCAATGACGTTGTTTTTGATTTCCAGCGTTGCGCCCTCAATCTCTTTCATTGCCAGCGAAGTTTTGATTCCCGTAATGTTCCGGAACCGAATCTCTTTTTCCAGGGCTTCCAGACCGCCTTCCCGCACAATCTTCAGTGCCAGATACAGCCCGTCCTCTCTGCCGGCGTCATACTCCTTTTTCTTCATGTTCTTTCTCCCCTTCCATCATGATTTTCACAGCTGGAATCAAAGCCAAATATCCTCTTCCATACACACTACCCCTGTGTGTTTTTTGCACTCTCTCTGCCCACTCGTCCAATGTACCGGCAAAACATCCGCAACGGACATAGATGCCATCTGTGCACCGGAAAAAATATGTCGTACACCCTTCCCTGCCAAATCCTCCGGCAGACAACATTTTTTGTAACTTTCCAAATTCACATTCGCATCCTCGTCGAAGCTGCACCGCTCGCCGAAGCTGCACCACTCGCCGAAGCTGTACCACTCGCCAAAGCTGCATCTCGCTGGAATGTTCTTGAGAGATGTATAATCTCCTTGCGGACATATCAGAACTCCGTACTCATCTTTTTCAAATGTTTTGAAATCTTCTAATGTGTATCGTCTCATGCTTCACCCTTCTTTCTTACATGCTGTAATACCTCCGGATTCGTTTCCTGCGGCAGGCTGAACCCATGTTTCATCAGCCACAACGCGCTGTCTTCCTGTTCTTTTTGCGTGATATGCCGAATTCCCAATCTTGCTCTATGCACGCTCGCCCAAAATATCATTTCGTTTTCCGAAACCGGTATCTGATACTTCTGGAAATATGCCAATAACTGTCTTCTGTCCAGCGAGCGCAGCGCCGCATCTCGCTCATGTACAAATTCCCGTATTTCCTGTATCCATTGTTTTGTATCAGTATTCTTTTTGTTCATTCCGTTTCCTCTCCTTTCTTTCGGACACACCCGCATTTCTCCGGCTCATTCTGGCAGCTATTCTTGCATTTTGGTCTGAACCCGCAGTCCGCACAGCATACATTTCCATGGCGCCTATCGCAGTTGAACAACGTACACATCCTCGTTTTTTTCTTCTTCATCTTCCCCATTCCTTTCCATTGCTGTTGATGAACCGCAAACATACGGCTCCCACCTGCATAAGCTCCGCTGCACATTTCATGGCATCGTTATAGATTTCTTCTGCGATCCCTGCCGCTTCTTCCTCCGCATCTTCTCTGATCTTGCCCCACATTGCTTTCATGTCTTCTCGCAGACTTTCCATTTCTTCCTGAGCTTCTTCCACTTCTTCCAGCAAAACGCTGTATCCTTCATGGGCGCTGTGGAACACTCTCCACTTTGCTAAGATTTTCTCGTATTCCGCTTCCGCAGCAGCTTCCATTTTTTCTAATATTTTATACATGCTTTCCCCTCCTCAAAATTAAAACGGCAGATCATCATCCTCGATATCGTCTATGGGATAAAACCCATCTTCTGCCGGTTCTCTCCTTGGCTCCTGGTTCTCGTTTTTGCTTCCCGCAAAGTGCTGTTCCTCCACCACCACTTCCGTACTCCATCTTTTGTTTCCGTCCTTGTCCGTCCAATTCCGTACCTGCAGCCGCCCAACGATTCCAACCATCTGTCCTTTGGAAAAATATTTCTCCGCAAAGGTGGCAGACTTCCCGAATGTGACACATGAGATAAAATCCGCTTCCGCTTCGCCTTCCTTCTTCCATCTTCGGTTGACTGCCAGCGTATACCGCCCTACTGCAACCGGATTTTCTCCTTCGGCATACCGTATCTCTGGATTTTTGGTCAGCCTGCCCATCAATACCACTTTATTCATCTCTGCTTCTTCCTCCTTATGTAATTCCGCACTGCTGCCTTTTTCCGCTCATCCGCTTCATGTTCTGATTTTCTTTCCTTCCACATTTCCGCTTTCAGCTTTTTCTGTTCGGCATCCCAGTTTTTGTACTGGTCACAGCTTCCATGGCATTTTTCATGCCGCTTTCGGCAGTCCTTACAGGGGCAGATCAATGTTTTCAAATGGGGTCGTATCACCATATTCTTCACCCTTCCGTTTTCCGCAGTGCTTCCACTGCCATTCGTGCATATTCTTTCTTCCGCTGGATATTTTCTATTTCCGCTTCACTGCGTCCCTGCCATTTTGCCTTGTTTGCCTGGTAGTCATGTTTCTTTTCCAGCTTTTCAAAATAAGCAATGGCATCCGCATATAATGGCTTCTGCATGTTTATCTCCTTTCATATACCTTTTTCCTTTTTCTTGACCTCACGAAAATGCTCTATGCATCCTCCCCGTACTTTTCCTCGTATTCCTCCTGAGAAATAAACCGGCAGTCCTTTTCCTCCACAAACATTCCCAATCCTGTGAACCACAGAACATCTTTGATGGTCACTTTCTGTCTGATTTCCTCCATTTTTTCTTCGTACTCATCCTCTGGCACCATGTTTCCGCCAATGCTCAAACCCGCTGCATCTGGATTCCCGTTTTCATCCTCCGCAAGCCCCATGATTTCCACATAGATTTTCAATTCTTTCATACCGCTCCTCCTAATTTTCCAGATCAATCGCTTCACCTATACAGTATGTCGCTCTCTTTTCTGCTGCCCTGTTGAACGCTTCCACAAATGCCTTTGTTTCTTTTTCTTCGATCAGTTCATAATACATATCATCTTCCCAATCTTCGTACTGATCATTTCCAAGCATTTCCGTCAACCTGGTGATCAATTCTCTTTCATTGATCTGTACGGTATCTTTTACGGCTGTGTAAAATTCCAATGAAAATCCTTCGTTATAGGCAATGCAGCTTTCGATTTCCCCTGCATCAATGACCTCTGTCATTCCTTCTTTGTATTTGACAATAACTTTCTCGTCATCCTTTAACTCGCATAATTTCTTCATTTTCCTCACCTCGAGAAATTATTTTCTTTTTCAATCCATTCCCTTTAATCTGATGGATGGCAGATCCATCTTCGCTCCGCATTTTTTACAATAGTCGTATTCTGCTATCTCACCAAATCCGCAGTTACTACACTCTGCCCATGCCCCTTGGCATGTCGTAAACCCATCTTCTTTCAAATCATGCCAAATCCATCTCCCATGGATGACCGGAAAACAATCCGCTTCCATTGTCACTTCAAATTCATTTTTTAACCAATCAAATACATAGTGCCGGTTGTAGCTTCCAAAACCATTCATCCATTCTTTTTTCTCCGTATCGTAGTACGCGATAGAATAATATGGATAGTCATTCTTTCCCTCTACTATGATTTTTGCATATGGTGTTTTTATCTTTTCTTTTTTTTTGCTTTCAACCGCTTTTCTTGTTTTTCCCATCCTTACCACTTTCCCTCCATCAACTCTTTATAACTGATCCCCCCAGCCAATCCCGGCGACTTGTCCGAATCCTCCGCTTTGAAATACGCTCCCTCAATGGCTGGATGCATGAATTCAATCATGGCAAAATTCCGAATATCCACCAGGTATTCCATGTTCCCTGTTTTCTCATACAGGTCTAACCGCTCCCGGATGCATTTGTACGCCTGCGCCAGTTCCGGGTATGTTTGGCTGCACCACCCGTATTTGTAATGGCTGACGATCATTCTGTTTTTCGCCAGCTTATCAAATTCTTCCGACCAATCTCGTTCCAGTATTTTTTCAGCTGTGTCCATAGCTCTACCCCCTATATATCTAACCTCATTTGTTTGTCCTCCATCTGAAATATTTCCTCCCTGTCGTGGATCCTTGTTTTTTTCAAAACATTCCACATATTTCCGATTGTTTCTGGATCATTTTCTAAAAACAAAAGTGTATTCCAATGCTCTATGTGGTTTTTCCTCAAATGGCGTAATTCTTTTTCTTTTGCATTGGGACAAAACCAACATCCGCCCCTTTCCGTAAATTCATATATTGGAGATAGCAAATCATATTTTTTACACAATTCAAACGCCATGTGTTCCGTGTATCCGTATTTTTCCAATAGGCTAACAGTATTTTTCGTTTTAACAATTCGTTCAATCCTTTTCTTTTCATCGACAGCGATACCGACGTATTGTGTATATTCTCCTTCTACAGATTTCCAAAATTGACGAATTGGACGCATCTTACAATCTCTGTTAATGTCGCATTTTCCTGTTATCGGAAATCCTTTTTTTCTTCCCATTCTGTGTAAATTTTTCGTTTTATTAATCTTATAAACACGATGATTAAAACAATCCATATACGTTCGATCTGACCGCAGTATATGCACTGGATACCCCCAGGTTTCAAATACTTTCGCCGCTTTATGCACAAATTCAATATGTTCTGGCATTTCGCCAGAAATGCTCTCGTTAAACATAACCTCTGCGAAAATTATCATATCCAACGGTTCTCCATTTTCATGTGCCAGAATAATACTTGCCGTGGAATCCTTCCCCCCCGACCAGCTAGCTATGTATTTCAACTTCCTCACCTCAAAACGGCATTCTTCCCTTATTCCACCAGCAAACCACCTTGATGATCCCTCTGCAAATCATCCCTCTCAAATGAGCCAAAATCCTTCCTCCTCTCCATGAATGCACTTTCCCATTTCCTCCACAAACTGGCTTTCATATTCACACATCCAACAGTCATTCACCGGCAATGCCCCATATTTCAACATGCAGAATATCTTGTACTGCTTCAATCCGCTTTCCTCCACCATGCTTTCCATTTCCGCTTTCCGCTGCTCCGCTTCTTCCAGATCCAGCATGATGTAATTTTTTCCGATCAGGTCGATAAATTCTTCTCTGGTATGTGTTTTCTCGTATTCTCTCTGACAAATGCACTTCAGCGCCCGATCCAAACCATTCTCCGGATTCGCATGCAGACCGCCCAGCCCTGCCAGATGCTTCTCTGGTACCAGATAGCACCAGAAACCATTTTTGTCTGAAATCTCTCGTTTCCCACTTCCATGATAGATGTGATGCTTCTGCAAACCATTTTCTCTCCCGGTTACAAAACAACGCTTATCCTTCCCCGTCAGGATGCTCCATGTGTGGCTCCCCTTCTTTTCCGTTGCCATAGTCTTCACCTCCGATTCTCACTGCTCTTACATATCTTGTCTTTCCGGTGATCTCCGAAAAATACGAAATATCTTCGATGACTTTATAGTTTTTGGGTACTTTTGTCCGCTTTGTTTCCTTTTCCTTGGAAATCAGCGTGACCTTTACTTTCGGCTTCACCAAATTCCGGCTGCCGCTCCACCTTTTTCCATATTCTTTGTAATTTTCTTTTGTGATGTAAAAGGCAAGCCCCGTATAATCTCCGCCCGGCTCCAGGATGGAAACCATCACACGACCCAGCCCCCATACCTCTTTCAGTTCCTTCATGGTCAAGTCCATTTTGTTGATGAGCAGATGCACGTGCTCTCTCTTATTTTTCCGCTCCACCACATATAAATATTTCAGCTCACTGTATCCCTTCCGCTTCCGCAGCCGTTTCAATCTGCTGATAAAATTTCTGAATAACCGCAGGGCATTTTCCACATCTACCCTCTCCCGGAACGTCAACGTCAAAAATAAATCCCCTTGCCGGAAATTTGCGTTCACCATTCTTGCACATTTCCTTCTTGCTTCCAGGCAGTTGTATTCTTCCATTTTTTCCGTTGACAGATTTTCTTTCGCTGCTCTCTCACAGCTCATTCCTCTTTCTCTTGGGGAAAAATATATCTTTTCTTCGTATACATCCCCCGCCCAAATCCTTTTTAAGTATCTCGGCATCCTTTCACCTCATATTTATGTATCTCTCTATTCCTATCTGTTTATAGGGGTATGCCCCTAATGTTAATCACATTATCAAGGGTCAAAAGGGACCCCCGTCCCTTGCAAAATCAACCTTTTTTGGTATCATAAAACTGTATCTCGTATTCAATTATCTGTGGGAAGGACGCTCTCTCTTTTTGAGAACGCCCTTCTTTTTTTATGCAAGGATTTCTTCCAGCTGCTCCATCTGCTTTTCTGTCAAATCCCCGAATTCTTCCCCATTCTCGCCTACCAGAAGAAAATCCCCGTTGATGGTATAAAAATGCGTGTTCGGTTCCAGCTTCAACAACTTCCCTTCTTCGTTGCAGATCAGCACCACACCCTCCGCAAGTTTCAGCGTTTGGATATATCCGCCCACCGTTTCCTGTAATGCTTTCAGTTCGTTTTTCACTTCCACTCGCCGGATCTCTCCTCTCACCGGTACCAGCAGTCCTTTGATGTATTCCATTCCTACGCCTCCAATTCCATTTGATTTCCAATGATCTCTACTTTTCCGTCCATCTGTTTCATGTCTTCTTCTGTCAAGTCCTTGATCATCATGCCCACCATGCGGAACAGCAGCCCTTTTCCATGGATCAGTTTTTTCTCTCCCTCCCATCCGTCGTACATAGGTCCATCCGGGTTCTTCTGTGCATCGTATGCCAGAAACACTCTCTCACTGATAGGATGCATGGGAACGATGTCCACGCCACCTACTGCCTCAATCTTCGCCGTCATGTCTAGCATCTTCGGGCTCTGTTTCACTACTCTCTGCCCCTTCTCCGTGATAAAGATCATCTGCACTGATTTCATCATCATACACTCCTTCCCATCCTCGTTCCTGTCTGCACTTTCTCCACATGATGTTGACCTTGTCCATAAAATCATCGTTCATGACCACCGGCGAAATGACAGCAACCAGAATCAATCCATCTTTCACAGCAACCATTCTTCTTCCCTTTTCTCCTCGCAGGAAAAAAGCTAAATACTTGCTGTCCATCTTCCGCACCGGTTCCAGCAGGTCTTCGTCCATCCACAACACTCCGTCCGGCGCATAGAATGGCGTCAAAAACATTCCATTATAAAATACAGAAATCCCTGCCGGATCTGCCGTCAGCTCCGTTTCCTCCACTCTGTCCTGCTTTGTCACTCCTTCCGTATCCACCATGTCCTTTTTGCTCCATTTTTCCTTTTGGGTTTCTGTAACCCCCAATAGGTTCAGAAAATCGTCACTGGTCATTTTCGGCAGCCCTTCCAATCGGTAAACCGCATACCCGTTGCTCATCCATTGCCCACCGTCTAAATCTGTCATGATGAAACAGGCTTTATTTCTTTTCGCCACTCTGGCAATTTCTGTAAACTTCATAATGTTCCACCTTTCTTCTCAGCTTCCGGTTTTCTTCCACCAATACCCCAAAGCAAAGCACCGTAAAGAAAACCAATATCATACAAACCACCATGATTTTTTCCAAATCAAACAAGCGTGACCCTCCCTTCCGATTCCTTTCCCAAAATCTCGTTATATCGGAAGCTCACCACATACCCCGCTTCCATCCGCACTGTAAAGATGTGCGGATATAAACCTTCTACTTTGCCTTTGCTGATGTAGTCGTTGTCCTCACCGTTTACCCTCCGGCGAATGTGCTTGATTTTCTTCCCGACCCTTAGTCCCAGCCGCTCCGCTTCTTTTCTCATGTCCACGTTTCTTCTTCCTTTCAAATACGCAATGTGGGCATACATACCCATTTTTGGTATCCTGTCCTTTTGCTATGTTCCATTTCTCGCCGCAGATCTTGCAGCAAACATACCTCAACTCTTTCATGGCAACCTTCAAATGATGTTCTCTGTTTTGATATTTAATTTTTCTTGTAATGTTCTCACTTCTGCCACTGTAAAGGTGGAAGGCTCCCGCAGCCTTCTCCCCAACGTGGTGGCGGAAATATGCAGCATGACGGCTACATCTTCCCGCTTGTAGCCGTACAGCGTCATGTTTTTGATGATTTCCCCTAGCAGTTCTCTGTCCTTAGAGGAAAAATTTGATTTCATAAAATCACCTCTTTTTGATTGACAGGCTTCTTCCTTCTGACTTATCCTTTTCTTGGCGGCTGCCGGAAAGGTAGGACCCATGCGTTATTTTGATGTTCAGATCAAATGCCCTCAATCTCCCGGTATCCTTCGCAGTTCCCTGCTGCGTGGCGTACAGACGCCAAATGGAGATTGGATTTATTCACCTTTTAACGGATGTGAATTTGCAAATGGTACACCCGTTTGTCTGCATTGCCAGAATGTACTTCGTTCATTCTTCATGAAGCAAAATCATGCACTGCCGCATGGCATTGTTTATGATCCGCTGAATCTGTAATTGTTTTTCGATACAGGCAGCCGCCACTTTTACCGCTTCCCGAAACGCTTCCTCGTTTGCTGTCAGGTAAGCCGCCGTTTCCCCTTCTTTACATTCCTGTAAAAATCCCAATAGTTCCAAAGCGTTTTCCAATGACATACTTTCCATTTTTCCTTTCAAGTTTCTTTGGAGTTTTCTCCATTTTCGTCTAGTTTCTTTTATGTGTCTAATTAAGACACAATTTTGTCAAAAAAAATATCCACCACTTCTTCTGACGATAATCCATACTTATTTCTGATTCTTCCGATTTCTCCCTGTGTAAATTCTGCCCCACCTGTTTCATTGATTTTCATTGAAAATGTACTTCTTGCAATCCCCAAATACATTGCCAATGATGTTCCAGTATCTCCATGCAGCTTCATAATTGCTTCTAATTTCAGTTTATTCATTCTATCCCTCCTTTCAAAGTGTCTGTTTTAGACACTTCTAAAATAACACTTTATAATTTTATTGTCAACGAATTTTTTGTATTTTTAAGACACTTTTTTTGATTTTTCTTGCATTTCCCTATTTTTTGTTGTAAAATTTAGACACTAAGGAGGTGCAACATATATGGATATGTCTGAACGTATCAAATCAAGACGTCTTTATTTAGGTCTTACCCAAGAAGAACTTGGTCTTAAACTCGGATTGCAAAAATCAGCAATCGCAAAATATGAAAATGGACGTGTAGAAAACATCAAACGTAGTGTTATTGCAAAAATGGCAGAAGTTTTGGAATGTTCTCCAGCTTATCTCATGGGCTGGTCTGATGAAATCAACCCTGCTCCTGCTCTGGATTTATCCAAATTTGACAATATCTATCCCGTCAAATTAAAAAAATTTCCTTTGCTTGGCGAGATCGCCTGCGGCAAACCCATCTTTGCCAATGAGGACAGAGAAAGCTATATTTTAGCCGGCTCTGACATCCACGCCGACTTCTGCCTGCGTGCCAAAGGTGACAGCATGATAAATGCCCGTATTCTTGATGGTGACATCGTTTTCATCCGCAAGCAGGATATGGTGGACAATGGCGAAATCGCAGCTGTGGCTATCGGTGATGATGTAACACTGAAACGTGTGGTCTATTACCCAGAACAGAACCTGCTGATCCTAAAGGCGGAAAATTCCAAATACCAGGATATGATTTATGCACAGGATCAGCTGGATCAAGTGTATATTCTTGGTAAAGCCATTGCTTTTCAGTCAGATGTGAAATAAATGTTCAAAGGAGAATTGTTATGGGACTTTTCAAAAGTAAAAAACAGAAAATAATGGAGCAAATCCAAAAAGACATACATTCATTTACTTATCAATGCAGATATCATGAATACTTTGATCTTTCACTTGATTTTGTTGTTGTTCTTCCTGCCGTTCATATTAAAAACGATGATAGCCTAAAATTCATGAAGTATAATCGATATTGCACCATTGATTCTATTATTTATACGGTTTATCTCATATCATATATGAATTTTGCTTTAATTTCCTCTGCCAAAGAATTTTATGATGAAATCATGTATCGTATTCAATTTAATTTATCAATTATTTTGAAAATGAATTATGGTCTAAATGAAAAAATTTGTGTTGAGATGATTTCAAACCGTTTTGCTTTGTATGATAAAACGATTCAAAACATTGATAATAAAGATATTGACAAAATTGTAAATACTTTATATGCGCAATTTATATGTGTTTTAACCACTACCATGAATGAGCAGAAATACATCCCTTTTTTTGTGGATTCAGCAATATATATAGATGATATCTTTTCTCAAGCTGAAAAAGTAAAAGAAGTACTCAACACCTCTCAATTTATTATTAAGCTATGCTCTGGATCCACCAAATTAAATCTTGAAACTATTCGCGATTTTTATTGTGAAAGGTGATTTTATGAAATTAAATTCTAGGGCAATTTTAGTTACAACTTCTCTCATTGCTATCTCCAGCATTTTTTATAATGTTTTTCTTTTTGGACAAGTTTCAAATCTTCATAATGAATTTGATAGCGTAGAAAAACAATATAAAGAGCAATTAGAAATTTCAAATAATTATAAACAAGAAATAAATAATCTTGAATTTAAGATGAATATAATAGATGATGAATATGAATTCTATCATAAATACGCAGTAATAACCACAACTACTGGTTACCGTTATCATAAGTACGGTTGCTATCACTTAAATAATGATAATGGTTTTTATATCTTTAATATAGAAAATGCCACTTATCAAGGATATACCCCCTGTTTGGACTGCCTTGGTTCTGGCTCTACCGAAGAAATAAAAGATAAACTGAAACGTGAACTTTATTAAAAATCTCAACTCAAAAATGGCGACCTTCCAAAAGGAGGTCGAAACTATGGCAAAAGCAAAAAAACTGCCGTCCGGCAACTGGTCTGTGCAGGCTTATAGCCACACCGTCACCATAAACGGCAAACAAAAACGGGTGTATGAGCGTTTTACCGCTCCCACCCGTAAAGAGGCTGAGTATCTGGCAGCAGAATTCCAAATGAATAAATCCCGCAAAAAATCTATGGAAACCATGACAGTTGCTCAAGCCATTGAAAGTTATATTGACAGCAAATCGAATATTCTTTCTCCATCTACGATCAAAAGCTATCGTAGCTTACAGAGAAATCATTACCATGACATCGGTAAAATTCCTTTACAAAAACTTACCAGACAAATGGTTCAGCGTGAGTTTAATTTATATGCGGCTTCCCTTTCTCCAAAGACCTGCCGCAATCTTCATGGTTTGCTTTCCGCAGCCCTGGAAATGTATCACCCTGATTTTCGTTTGAAAACAAATATGCCCAAAAAAACAAAGAACGAAATTCATATTCCCACAGAAGCAGAACTTCAGTGTCTTCTCTCCCGATCCCGTGGAACGCCTCTCTTTCTTCCTATCATTCTGGCGTTTTCCATGGGGCTTCGTCGGGGAGAAATTTGCGGTCTGCGCTGGAAAGATATTAACCTTGAAAAACATACTATTCATGTCCATACTTCACTGGTGCAGAATGAAAAAAAAGAATGGGTTGAAAAACCTCCAAAGACCTATGCAGGAAATCGCATCCTCGATATTCCTCCGTTTGTCTATGATGAACTAGAAAAACTATACCCGGAACAGAAGAATAGTCGTATCACAGATTTAATGCCGGATAATATTACCAATATGTTTCCTGGTTTGCTTCGTCGCTCCGGTCTGCGCCATTTCCGCTTCCATGATTTACGCCATTATTACGCATCCATCATGCTTGCCAATAATGTTCCCGATAAATATGCAATGAAACGTATGGGACATGCAACCAATTCCATGCTAAAGAATGTATATCAGCACATAATTACTCAAAAAGATCAAGAAGTTACCGTTGTTATGAACAACTTTTTTTCTGGACATTTCCAATAATGCAACACAAAATGCAACACGAAAAAAAAGAAACCTTGAAAAATCAAGGTTTCCAGAGCGGAGACGGTGGGATTCGAACCCTCTTACATTCAATCACACTTATAAACTTGCAAATCCCATAACTTCAACTTTTCGTTGATATTCCGCCATTTATAATACATTTCACGGTCGCCATTTTTGAGATTTTCATATCATTTCTGAACCAAAACAATCACATATGCAACACAAGATGCAACACGCCATGCAACACGCCGCAAAAAATAGGTGTGTTTTTTTATTTATTTCTCTGCATAATTGCCATAGTCCGAAGCATATCATCACTCAGATGCAATGCATTGTTATCCGCATAACATCCGTTATTGATCTGCTCCTGTACCATTGGCTTTGCCCATGTAGGCACTTCCTGGATTGTTTCATAATACTTTGTCACTTCTTCCACCAGCCTTTCTTTGAAATCGTTCCACATCTGCACATTATCCACCATGGGTGCCGGGCATTTTTTCCCGGTTACATCAAAATGCCGGATCACCCGTTCCACAGGCACACCATATTTTTTCATGAGCAGACGTACCAAGTCTGCGGCGTTCTGCAGCGTCTTCTCTGTGAAATCATATCTCCCGTTTTTCACTTCGTCGCAAAGCTCCACGGAAATGGAATTGCTGTTGGTGCACTTCCCATAAAACTTTCCGCCGCCTGTCTGTCCGCAGTTTGGATATTTTTTCCCTCCTACACTCCATGCAACATAATTGTCAGGTACGCTCTGTGTGATACTGTCTCCATCGACAAAATAATGGGCGGATGCGTTCACGACGTTATTGTGGAAGTAATTCCCGTTCCCTTCGTCGCTGTCCCCATCGTTTGCCGTATAGTGCATCACAATGTACTCGATCTTGCTTCTTTTTCCGCCATAATTTGCAGGGTTTGCCAGATTGACTTTAATCGGTACCATTGCCCTCCTCCTTTCCCTTCTGGTACTGGGTACCAAAATAGAAAGCAATCACAACACTGAAAATGGTCAGGAACTGTTCCCCACTGATATGCCCTGTAATAGACAGGTACGCAAATACCAATGTCAAAACCAGTGTCACAATACTTTTCACTGTCAAAAGATTCTGAATATTCACTTCTTTCATTTTTTCACCGTCCAATCTTCTGCAAAAATATCTGTGATGGAAGGTACCCACATGGCATGGGAACCGCCCACAGTATTGATCTGCAAATACGGTTCGCATCTAAACAGGTCTCCTTCTTTCATCCCCCATGCTTCCGCTGTCTGCTTATTACATGGAATACCCTCTGGATATCCCTTCTGCATCACTACATACAGCCCTTTTCCGTTCCAGCCGGGTCTTGTCATAGGAATACCCTTTTTCAGCATATGCAGCGCGTGTCCAAAGCTCATTCTTGCCACACCGCCCAAAATCGGTGTATTCGTATCCACTGCCGGCGTGAAATCCACTGCTGCCATGTTATCCAGTGTATATTCCTTCATTTTTGTATCAAACAGGTCCAGCACTTCGCCTTCTTTCGTGTGCATCATGATAGTACCGTTTTCAAACGCCCAGTATCCGCCCCAATGGGGACGTTTTACCTTTCCTCCATTTTTCATAAATGCAAGTGCCTGTCTAAAATTCATGTTCATCCTCCTCACTGCAATTCAAACAATTTTTTCCCATACTGCACCGCACATTCATGCTCGATCTTGCATCCTCTCGCCTCTGACCATCCTTTTGCAAAACATACGATGTCCGCTTTCGACATCATCGTAAGAGAACGTCCCAAGCACCATAAAGCCATATCAGCGTTTTTTGGTGGATCTTCAGCAATATAACTGTCGATCACTGCCACTTCTTCCTTCAGAATTTCTTTTGCGCTGATAACCGCATTTTCTCTTTCTTTTCTGATTTCTTCTTCTGTTTTTCCTTTCATTGGCTGCGAAATAAATAACTTCTTCTTTTCCATTCCCATTCTCCTTTCACTTCTTTATTGCTCCTTCGCATGCAGCCCCGATCATAAACCCCAGAATAAATGCGCCGATAATTTCCAGCATCACACACCGCCTCCTTTGTTCTGCATCATGTTTTCATAGACGATCCCTCCCTCTGTGTTCTCTCTCATGCTTTTCATGGTATATCCCGTCTTGCTCACGCCCCATGCTGCCCATGGCAGTGTCACCATAGCTGTCAGCCAGGGAAAAGCCGCGTCAAATGTTTTCCATACGGAAAGATATGCCAGTCCCAGAACACCCAGCGTATTGATCCACAGCAGCGCCATTTCCATGTTCATGATTTTTTTGGAAAATTCTTTTTTCTTGATAACTTTATACTCAGACAATATTTTCCACCGCCTTTTGATGCAGGTACTCCTTCTGCTGATGTTTCACCGCTTCCGCATATTCCAGCGCTTTGTGCATATCCCCGTTGCATTTTGCGTCAGGAATCCGCTGCACGGCTCTTGCCGTTGCTTCTCCCAGTGCGATTGCTGCGTTATTGCTGCGGATAAGATATAACTCAAACTGTTCTCTCGCCTTTTCTTTTTGCTTGTGCTCCTGGTCCCGCGCTTTTCTTCTTTCTTCCTCCAATTTTTCCCGTTTCTGGATTTTATACATCGTATACGCCGCCAGAAAGGAACAAATGGAAGAAAGCCCCATCATGATCAATTCTGCTTCCATACCCATCACCTCCCATTCATCCTATCAAAAAAAGAGAGGGGTTTCCCCCTCCCTCTTTACTGTGGCGCCTTTTCCAGTGTTTCTCTTTTTCCGCCCAATCTGTAAAACTCGTCTGCCGCTCTCTGCATCCGCTGACTGTCTCCGGCTTCCTTGGCTTTCCAATATTCCGATTTCAGTCGGCTCCTCATACTGCTTCTAATATCCTTGTCCTCTTTCCCCGCAGCATTCAGAATAGACCACATCTTTTCATAGTCTGCCATGTTGCCGTTCATATAGGCATTGAACAGCAAAGCATAGTCCGCACTTTCTACTTCTCCTTCCTCCTTCCAGTAGTCCTTTGTAATGGTTTCAAATGTTTCTTCATCCTCCGCAGGCGGTTTCGTCAGGCTTTCCACAGCACTTTCAATGTTTGCCATGAAATACCCCTTCTTTGCCAACGCTTCCACGTTTCTGGTGTAATCATCCACCCTGCCTTCGTTGTATGCTTTTGCCGCTTCCATGGCTTCCGGTTCTTCCTTGATGGCTTTCACCTGTTCTGTTTTGATTTTATTGTCAATCTTTTCATTGGAAATGCCGCCGTTGACCATGTCGTTGTAAATCCGTGTGGCGATCTGTTCGTTTCCGCTCATCTTTGCTTCCAGCATCATTTTCACATACATGTTAATATTCTTTTCACTGCCCACATCGTAGGTCAGCTTCTGGTTTTCATACTGTGCATCCAGTCCCAGTGTGTAATTGACGATGGTGTTTTTGATTGCCAGAATATCCCGTTTTGCGGAATTGATGGGGATACCCGTTGCCTTTGACAGGCTCCCGGCAGCGTCCATCAAAACAGCGTTCAATGTATAGTTGCTTTCTCCTGACATGTACCGCATGAGATTTTTCCCGGATTTTACCAGATCATTGAGCCAACTAATATCCGTCCGCTGTACGGTATATCCCTGGATCACAGAGAAAATATCCCTCATGTACGGGATATATCCCAACGGGTTGAAACTGTTCCCCAGGTTTGAACCAATGGCAGCCAGAATATAGTCGCTGACACTTTCCGCTTCCGTAAAATCCCCTCGAAACGCCTGCAGCCATTTTTCCAGCAGTGTTTCATCGTCGTCATCGTCCCTGAGCATATCCACCAGCCCAGCCGCAGCCGCTACACATACACCATTTGCAACCAGCGTCATAAATGTTCTGACAACCTTCTTCCGGTTCTCCGGCGTGTTGTCTTTGATCACTGCCACCATACTGTTTCGCATCATGTTGTATGTCTTTGTTGGTTCACTCATGAATGATGTTGCCATCTGTGAAAACAGGCTCTGGCTCCGCATCATCTGATTTCTATGCAGAATACTGTCCACCACCTGTGTTCCGTCGATGATTTCCGAAAACCGCTTCCCAACGGTCTCATAATACCGGTTGCCTGTCAGTTCTGGATGTTTTTTCTTCACTTCCAGCTCTGCCGCTCTCCAAATGCGTCCCCATGTCAGCTTGTCCATGACACCTGCGGCAATCATGGATTTTTCCAGAAAACTTTCGTAGAAATTTTGCCCGACGAGCAATTCTTTCATGGTGCGCCCTACGTTCATTTCATAATTTCCCCATTCTTTCCATTGAGCGATTGGCGCATACTCATATACCTTTTCAAAGTCTGTCTTGCTTGGTACCAGAGCCCCCATCAAATACCCTACGCCGATTTCATCCGCCGCTCTCAGGTAACTCACTGGCTGCTGGATGATGACACGCAGGTTTGCGCCTACGCTGGCAATCTTCATATTCCGCAGGAAAATCCGTGGCAGCCGTTCCACATCTTCTTTTACCGCCGGATTGTTCAGCCGTTCCATCAAATCCCGTACATATTTGTCGCCAGCCGGACCCATGACCCGCTGCATGGTTTCTTTGACACTTCGGTTTTCGCCGAATTTCTTTCCGTCTACCACACGCACCATTTCTCGGTAGTTCATAAATTTGTTCAGGTCTGAAAGCGCCGGCACAAAAGCGTTATAACTGCTCATCTGGTCTATGTGTCTGACATAAGCATCGAAAATGTTTTCCAGAATGATGGGGTTTTTCGCTTCTCTGTTTGTCTGCTTGGTAATTCCCATTGTTTGCAGGGTACTGTTCTTTTCCCCTCTTGCGCCGTACATGGTATTGATGTAGTTTTCATCGGTCACAATGGGGAAATAGTTGGTTTCCGTAAATTTTTTGTACCCCAGCATATTCATGGTGACTTCGTTTCCCCAGCTTGCCACGCTTTCCAAATATCCTTGGATCTCCAAAGCCGCTTTTTTCTGTTCCTCTGTCAGATTGCTCATAAGTTTTGTCACGTCTGCCGCTGTCACTTCCACCGGCTCCGTATTTTTGACGATCTTTCTCTGTCCTCTGACTTTATGCACCACAGGTTCCCCTTTGATGCCGCCGCCAAAGATATGCCCTCTTGCCTGTGTTCTGCGCATCAAGCAGTACAGGCTCATGATCTGCGCATCTGTCAGCAGGATTTTTCCGCCGCTCAAAGTGTATTCCTTCGGTTCCATTTCTCCCCATTCACGGATTTTCTTTTTGTCGACAGTCTTCTGCATAAATTCCGACGCTTCTTTCACATGGAGAATTTTTCTGTCAAATCCCTCTCGCAGCCCTCTGTAAATGGTGTCGTGTACGGTTTTCCCCATTTCCTTGAAGAAACTTTCTGTGTCTAACATTTGCACATTCATCATGTCAGAAAGTACCCGCAGCCTGCTGTCTGGATTCTTTGTTTTTTTGTTCTCCACATCCTCCATGTATGCGTTCCCAATAGTGGATATTTTTTCCCCGTTTTTGATGGAAACCATTCTGTTTGCGTTTCTGACCAAATGGGATACGCTTCGGATCACCACAGATAGCTGTCTCATTTCTGTGGGACCCAGCTCGGATACCTTCACGCCATCACCTACACGATCCGCCAGACTTTCCAGCATCGCCTGTACGTTTTCATCTTCTTCCGCATAAAGCATGGTGTTTTCCGCAGTCATGGCTTGATAGTCTTTTATCATCCGCCGAATGTCTGTTGGCATGATATTCAGTTCTGGATCATCGAATTTCATTTTTTCCAGGAAATTCCGCACGCCTTCCATCATGCTTTCCTGCACATGGTATTGGTCTGTGGGACGTTCCACCCATCTTTTCAGCAGCGCCGCTTCTTTCTCGATGATGTTTTTGTACTTGGCATATTCTGCCCGGTCCCGTCTTTCCTTGTCCCTTGCTTTCAATTTTTCGTAAATGGCACGACGCTGTTTCACAAGTGCCCTTCCTTCGTGCATTGCCGCAGCCAGTCTGGCATCTTCCAGTTTCTTTTTCTGGTCTTCCTTTGCCTGCTGTAATTTTTCATCGTATCTTTCCTTTAGATCTTTCCGCAGATTTTCCCTTGCGGCTCTTGCTCTGGCTTTTTCTTTTTCCAGTTTCTTTTCGTATTTGTCTGCAAATGTTGGCTTCTGCAGCTCGATGTCAAAATACATATCCCACAGGTCATAAGCCGCATCCATGGCGTATTCGTCCAGATTCATGCCGTAAGGGTTTTCATAGATGGGCTGTAAACTTTCCACCACTTCCAGAATATCCATTACGGCATCCACCTGTGTGCTCACACGCTCCACATCCAAAAGTTCCGGGTATTTTTCTGCCATTTCCTGATAAAACACATCTGCATAAATGCCGCCCTGTCTGCTCAGGTTGATTTTTCCGAAATTTTCCTTTCTGACAGTGTTGTATCCGCCATAATAGTCAAATTCCTCCGCCATATCCTCTGTCACTTTGATCTTTGTCTTGCGTACATCGTTCTTGAAGTCCTTGTATGCGTCGGAAAGGTCTGTGTTCAAAACCTTGCTTTCGGATAATGCGTCATACGCCAGCTTCTGCAATGCGCCCATTACCTTCTGGAAATCCACTCTGTCCCCGGCATTTGCCACGTAATCCGCCAAAGCAACAAATTTTTCTGTGAAATCATCCACATCATATTCGCTGTCGTGTGCTTTCAGCCATTTTCTAACGGCTTTCTTTGCGCTCACAGGATCATGTACGGCGTATTTCGTAATTTCAAACTGTCTGCGCAGGGCTTCATTTGCTTCTTTCAGTGCTTCATTTTCTTCCACCAAAGCGTTATAGGCTTCTTCACGGATAGAAAACCGCACACCTTCCACACGATTGAGCTGTTGCACTCTGCTTTCTTTGCTTCCCGCTTCATATTCCAGCACTTGTGGAATTTTGTTTTCCACTGCCTTTCGCAGATCCACCTCAAGATCATCAGGTACTACCGCCGCTGCCACTTCCGCAAATTCCACCACACGTTCCGGCTTTGCCTCAAAGAAATCTGTTGGCATTTCCTTAATTTCTTCCAAAACTCTCGCTGTCTGTTCCGCCAGTTCCATGGAAATGGGATATCCTGCTTTTTTAAGATTCTGCTGGATCTGCTGGGCACTTGGTACTCCCTTTACTTCCTCCGCCATGTTCTGAATCTGTTCACCAATATCCTCCATTTCATAAACCTCATTGATGCCAGTTTGGCTGCCTGTATCATAAATTTCTTCCAACACACCAAAAAGCCGCTGGTTCATTTCTTCTCGCAGTGCTTCGAATTCTTCCTTGGGCAAATGCTCCAGTTTTTCTCTTGCTTCCTTGATCTCACCTAAGGAAACAAATCTGTTTGCCATGGCTGCCCGCATGGTGTTTTCCCCCATAAACCCTTGGGCATTTTTTCCGCTTTTGGTCTGTGCCTGCATAGTCCGCACCAGTTCTTCCAGAAACGCTCTTGTTTTGCCGTATTCCTCCTTATCCAGCATAGGAAACATAGGTGTCCAAGCGTCTGCGTCATACACCTTGTTTCTTTCGTCTGCCGGATCAATGGTGTCTTTCCGAAACACCAGAGAAATTTCCCCAAACTCCTCCGCCGTGGCATCGCTTTTTGTAATGGCAATACTCGGCATGGGAATCCCCTGCAAGTCTAAGAGTTTGCGCAGTTTCTCACCATTCAGGTTATGAACAGCAATCAGGTCTTTCGTTTCTTCTATTGGTTCTTTCAAGGAAAATCTATTTTTTGATTCTCTTTCTTTTCCATTGTCTTCTTTTTTTGACTGTGTTATATTTTCCATAAGAGGCAGATCGTTTTTATTTTTATAGGAGAGACGAACTTCGGTTCCAGGGACTTTGGGATCTGCCTCTAAATTTATGTCTGAAAAAACTTGTTTTCTATTTTTTATGCTTGTCTTTTCCCCTCTCTGCATTTCCCCGGCTTTCTTCATTTCCTCCGCCAGCATTTTTGCCAGTTTCTCTGTTTCCTTGATGTCCTTTCTGATTTCCTCCCCGAATGAGGAAAAACGCCCGTCATTGACCAGCCCTTTCAATGTTTCCAGCAGATTTTCCAGAAATTCTTTGATTTTTTCCAGTACAGAAGGATTTGTCTGATGCATTTCTGTCACAAACGCCCGCAGGCTCTTTTCGTCCCCTGCAATTTCTGCGAAAGCATCCGCTGTCATTTCTTCCAGGATCACATCATAGCCCGCTTCCTGTTTTCATTATTGGAAGAAAAAATATGGATTGAGTCACCCATATACCAAACACACCGAACCTGCAGGTGATTCGTTTATCCCTCTTAATATTAATCATACTCCTGCCATTCCCACTTCATCACGTGGTGACAGGCGTGTAACCATAGAACTTCCATCCGGCATAAAGATCCACCTCAACATCCTAAGTAATCCGGAGATTATTTATGGCCTGATC